TCTGACCCCACCGCCACCATCACAGACAAGATGCGGGTGATTGACCGCGCATTGAAGCTGGAGCAGTTGAAACTGAAAGACTCAGATTCAGAGTGGGGCAGTGGTTTCGGGTTAGACGATGATGACGAGAAGTGATAACATGATTACTTCTCAACCAGTAGAGGGTATTTATCATGGATGCAACCACAGTCGTACGCATAGCCTTAGGCGTCATATCAGACAGACTTCTGACTATGCTCGCACTCTTAACTTCGTTTGGCCTTGGATGCTGGACAATGTGGGGTCTGGGATGGGAGCGTGTCTCGGCACTAGCCATCTATGTAGTTTTCGCGTATCTTTTAGTAACCGCAAAGGAGAAGAGTAATGAAAAGCAGAGACCATCAACGTGACCATGACCACAACCAACAGATAGCCAAGTCTGTACGTCCTCAGTTGCCCCGTGACGGCAGCCCAGGGATGACTCGCTGGGAGCCAGGGCAGCTTCCCAAGGGCGGCTATCGCTCTGTGTTTGACTTCTCCGGCACACCCACCTACGACACCAAGCACAGCCCTACNGCTGGCGGCGGCAAGAAGGTGTACTGATGGCTAACAATATCGCTTTCCAAGCCCAAGGAAAGACGTATAAGGCCAACGTCACTACGTCTTCTCAGACCATTGTAATTACTGCTGACAGCCCTTGTAATCAGTTGTTGGTGGCTAATCACCAGCCTACTGGCTCTGGCGGTCAGCCGGTGTACTTCAATGTCAGTTCTAACTCTAGCGTCACCTGTACTGCGCCAGTTAACGGCGCTCCGCAGTACGCCCTAGTGTCTGTGCCTGGTACATACAAAGTGTTCACCATTCCTGCTCAATTCAGTTCTGCTAATGTGTACATTGCGTTTATTGGTGAAGGCACTTCTGAGTGCTACTTTACGCCAGGTGAAGGCCTATAGGCATGATTGACCCGATTACCGCTTTTGCTACGGCGCAAGCCGCCATAAAAGGAGTCCAGGCCGCTATCAAGATGGGCAAGGACTTGCAAGGCATCAGCGGTGATTTGATGAAGTTCTTTGAGGCCAAGGACGTTGTAGCCAAGGCCGCAGCAGAACCCAAGAAAGGGTTTGGCAAGTCAGATACGGCACAGGCTTTTGAGACAGTTCTTCATGCCAAGCAGTTGCAGGACGCCGAGGATGAACTAAAGCAGATGCTCATCTGGAGTGGGCAAGCAGACGTTTGGCAAGCCATTGTTCTTGAGCGCAACAAGATTGTTCAGCAACGAAAGTCAGAAGAGATTGCTATGGAAAAAGCCAAGGCCAAGAAGAAGAAAGAAATTGAAGAAACTATCGAGATGGTTCTTGCGATAGCTGCCGGTGCTTTGCTTATCACTCTGCTGGCTTGGGGAACGATGGAATACATTGACTTTATGAGGAAATGACATGGACTGGCTGACACAACTTGCACCCACTATTGCTACCGCATTGGGTGGCCCTCTCGCTGGTATGGCGGTATCTGCTGTCAGCAAGGCTATTGGCTGCACCCCAGAAGAAGTACAGAACGTCATCAGCAGCGGTAAGCTGGATGCCACACAAGTAGCCGCTATCCAACAGGCAGAGTTGGAACTCAAGAAGCAAGCTCAAGAGATGAACTTGGACTTTGCCAAACTCTCGGTAGAAGACCGCAAGTCTGCCCGTGATATGCAGGCCGTAACCCGTTCTTTCATTCCTCCGCTGTTGGCTGTCGGTGTGACTCTCGGATTCTTTGGCATCTTGTTTGGCCTGATGTACGGTCAGATTCAACATGCCCCTCAGATTGACATCATGCTTGGCTCACTCGGCACAGCTTGGACAGGCATCATTGCCTTCTACTTTGGCTCCAGCGCCAGCAGCCAGAACAAAGACCAGCTTCTCCACCAATCTACGCCATCAACATGACCCTGCTAACACCACACTTTTCCCTAGAAGAACTTACCATCACTGAACACCGTGAGTTCGACAACACCCCCAATGATTCTGAAAAAAACAATCTCAAGCGGGTGGCTGAACTTCTGGAACAGGTCAAGTCTGCCCTCGATGGTAAGCCCATCATGGTCAACTCTGCTTTCCGCTGCAAGCAGGTCAATGACGCAGTAGGCAGCAAAGACACTTCTCAGCACCGTGTTGGCTGCGCTGCTGACATCCGTGTGCCTGGTATGACCCCTGATGAAGTGGTGAAGGCAATCATGGCTGCGGGTTTACCGTATGACCAACTCATTCGTGAGTTTGACCGCTGGACGCACATCTCTGTTCCCAATGAACCAAGTGGCGCACCCCGTGGTCAAGTCCTAATCATTGACAAGGAAGGGACACGCGCATATGGCTAGAAAGAAAGGCCCCAATCTTTCCGTTGGCAGGGGTGAAAAGCTATCTGTGAGCAAGGGCGGCGGTTTAACCGCCAAAGGCAGAGCCAAGTACAACCGTTCTACCGGAAGTAATCTCAAGGCTCCTCAGAAGTCTGGCCCCCGTCACAAGTCCTTCTGTGCCAGGTCTAAGAGTTGGACAGGTGAACGGGGGAAAGCCGCTAGGAAACGTTGGGGTTGCCGTTAAACCTTTTGGATAGCCAACTGGTAGTTTTTGAAGACTACCTTTAGCTGACCTTTGTAAGCCTTGAGGAAGGCATCTACTGCTGCGCCTACACCAGCACCGCCAGCGTAATCGTCAAACAGCATCACGCCCTTTGGCTCCAACAATTTGAATGCAAGACACGCATCCAGCAGCACCTCTGGCGTTTGGTGGTTGCCATCTACATATATGAAATCAAACGTGAAATCCAAATACACCAGTTCGCTCAAAGCCTCCCAAGATGTCTTGGCAATCACTTCAAGAGCCTGGTTCTCCTCTATGGCCTCCTCTACGTTGTCATCAAACGTCTTGCGTAACTCTGACAAGTCAAGGCCAGCATGTTCTTCACCGCCCTTGAAAGTGTCTACGCACACCATCGTGCCATCGTAGGCCAACATGTTCTGCAACATCCACGTTGTAGACCTGCCTTCAAAACTCCCAATCTCCAAGAATGCACTGTTGTCGGGCAACAGCTTGGCACATGCCTCAAAGTTGGGAATGTTGTTGCTAAACCAATCTTGGCTGAACTTCATTATGGTGCTGGCGTCAAGCCACCCTCAAACAAGTAGGTTCCAAAATGCCCCAATTTGACCCACGGTGCAGCGTGAATCTTGATTTTGTTTTCCCGTGCAACACGGCAGAAGTGGTAATCCTCTGACAGCAGACGCTCTGTGCCTGGTTCGATACTGCAAGCAAAGTATTCAACAATACGCTCTGCTGGCTTAATCTCCTGCGACAGCACTGCTACGTCATTGTTGTAAGACGACACCTTGTTCTTCAGCTTCTCAAACACCTTGCGCTTGATAAGCATGAACCCTGTACCACCTGCCCAAATCTCCACAGGCTTGTCGATAGGCACGGTTACAGCCCCTGTATAGCCCACCAGATTGACGACAAGAGCGCCTGTACGCTTGGACAACTCGTTAGTGGCTACGCCCTCTTTCACGGCCTTCTCTACCCCGTGCCAGTTAATCTCTTTCTTAGGGTAGATACCGCAGATGATGTCCTTGTCAGCTTGCACCATCAGCGGGATGTCGTTGGCATCAAACTTAATGTCAGCGTCAATGAACAACAGGTGCGTACACTTTGTCTTCATAAACTGGTGGACAAGTGCGTTGCGTCCACGCTGGATGAGAGACTCGTTGAACATAGAAGAGAACGACATGTTCCAGTTCATGTTCTTCATCACGTTGGTCATGCTCACCAGGCTGTTGGTGAAATAGCCTGTACACATGCCGCCGTACATAGGTGTTGCCACAAACAAGTGCGGCTGCGCCATAGGCTTCTCCACCTTGTTAGTCACCACAATAGTGTCTGACCGCTTCTTCTTTGCTACCAGCTTTGATAGCTTGGTTTCCTTGTCCTTACCTGCAAATCCACCTGATGCCATGATTACTCCTTTGAAATAAAAGACATGCCGTCTTCATAACCGGCACGATAAGCCATATCCCACAACTGCTGTAGAGACATGTTCCCGAGTTGGAACACAGTGATAAGTTCTACGAGATGTCCTCTATCCGTAGAACGTACTTCTTGGTCTTGGCTGACTTGCGCCAGCCCCACACTTGTATCTTCCATCCTGCTTCCCTCACTTTCGGTAATAGTTCACTGTTCATAATCTTCTTGATACGCTCACTCACACCAGACGCTGTTGCTTGCACTGCCAAAGTCTCATCTCGCTTGATAGCCAAAATGTCTATGAAGCCAAACAAGTCCTGCCGTATGCGAGCATGAGGGTTCCATTTCTCTACGACAGCCACCGTGTAGCCCTGCTCTCGCAAGACTTCTAGTGTTCGACTGGTGGGTGATTCTTTTGCCATAAGGTAGGGGTACTGTTAATTCACATGAAGCAGTGTTTATGAAACAATCCTTGGAGAATTGAGCGTTTCGGCGCTAACCCGAAATTTAACAGCACCCCAAAATGGTGGGGGTACTCGCTGCGTCTGTTCTTGATATGCCCTTTAGACAGCACCTACCTCCAGCATCCGCTTTCCCCCCGTAAACATCAGAACGGTACGTCTTCATCGTCATCACGAACACGGGGGTCTACCCGTGGCTTACGGTACGCAGGTACTACCTCCACTACCTCTGCACGATGCTCCAGCCTCTCTTCCATACGCTTGCGCTTAGTCCAGTTATCTTCTTTGAACGACAGCAAAGTAGTGCCTTTGGAAGTGTTGCGCTGCCAGACTGCGAACTTGAGTTTCTCGCCAGCTTTGTAGTCCATCTCTAGGACGATAAAGCCTTTGTAGTCCGGCCCCTTCTCGCTCTTCTTCTCTTCCTCCCAATAGGCCACTCCTGACCCTGGCATCTCTTTGTGTTGATTGCTCATGCTATTTTCCTTTCTGTAGTGTGTAACAGGCGTAGTCTTTCCCGTGTGCGCTAACCATCTTTGTAAAGATGTTATGTCCCTCTTTTCTAAGAACTTCGATATGGGCAGCAAGCCGGAAACTACCATATTCATTCAGTGCCTCTATAGGAGTTATCGACCTGCCGCTTTCTAGGTGTCTCAGAATGTTTCCTCTCTGTGTTCCAACTCGGGACTTGGTTGGGACGTACCCTGCTTTGGGGATACAGGAACTCCAGCGTTGACCATCAAGGCCTTAATCTTGAGTTTCTGCATGTTGTCCAACTCATCCAACAACCCCATGTTGACCGCTTTCAGACCGTCCAGCTTCTCAGCTTTCATGTCTTCCGGCATCTTGGTAGAACGTGCGACACGGGCAAGCATGTCAACGTATCCAGCCATCCACTCATCTACCGTGTGATAGCGGTTGTACGGCGCATCATTGCCTGGCACATACAGGCAGTAAGCACCATCCGGCTCTTGAGGAGGCTCCACCACCTCTGCCATGCCCATGTCCTTAGCTGGCGCTGGTTGGAAGTCCTGCACCTCTTCCGGTGTGTAGACACCCACCACGCAGCCTGGATACACAGCGCGGATACCTTCTGAGATACACCGTGCGCGGAGCATGGCGCGGGGATAGTTTTTCCAGTTGTCCTTGCTGGCAATACCAATCTGCTTGGCATGTGACAGCAGCCACGTCACTGACAGACTGCCACCAGACGGGTGAGAGAACGTGCCTGTAACTTCTTGGTCTGTGTACACATCCCACTTGACAGCACCACCAGCCTGTTGGAAACGGGCAAGCATGGCATCTGCTTTCAGCGCAGGACGGCCTTGGATGACATGGTAATCACGCATAGCGATAGCAGGGTGCAGCCCCTCGCCTTGGCACAGCAACATGATGGCTAGTGCCTCTTGCGGGTTCTTGAACCCAAACATCTTGCTGCTGGCGGCTACCTCTGCCATCTGCTGCATGTCTTGGTAGGGAATGATGTTGCTCATAGAAACTTCTCCACGATTGTGATTGCGGTATCAATGACAGCACTGACTGCCATGACGTACACGGCTAGGTCAAGACTGTTCATCTTTTTTGCTCCTTGCCTTCATCATTGCGTCTGCCATTTGATAAAACATCTCGCTTGATTTATCAAATTCTTCTGGGCTAAACACTTGCGTTAAGTTGTTTATAACTGCGTGCATAGCAAGACCAGCAAAGTAGTCTCGCAAGTCCATACCCTCGCTGCTGGCTGTCAGACCAGTAGTGGGGTGCTTGTGGGAATAGGGATATGCTTTCATGCTGTTTTCCTTCCAGGTTTAGCACGGGGTGTGCCGTCTTTCTTAGAGCCGTAGGGATGGCATTCGTTAATGTGATTCTCAATTCGTGAGAACAAAAAGTTCAGCTTCCCTTGCTGCTTTTTTATCAACTCATTTTGTTCTCGAATCATCCGGTCTTGTTCTTTGACAATCACGTTCAAGTAATCCATGTTGTCTTTGTGTTTTTGCGTATAGAACATGTGAACCTCACTTAACTAGGAAACGGCGGGAACCAGGCATCTCGCGGACGAACTGGCGGTAAATGTCGGGCATGGCGCTCTCGAACAGCTTGGCATCA